CCTTGAATAGTCAGGATTCCAGCAGAACTGAGCGACATCTTTTCTGTCGCGGCTTCTGATGCACCTGTTTTAAAACTTAATTTTGTCGCGTTATTAGTAGCACTAAAATTACCTTCACTAACTGCCTCAATGCCAGCAGCAACTAAAATTGCATCACTTCCAGCGCCTTCGTCGGGCGCTTGAAAAAAGATGCTGCCTAGTACATCGTTTACTGCAATGTCATTGTCACCAGCCTGAAAAGTCAATGACGGTTCCTTGCCGTCACCTGTTCCAACGTGTTTTAGAAGTAATCCATCATCCGGTGCGTGGGTTAAAGTTATTTCTGAATCAGCGCCAAACGCAATTGAAGCACCGTCTGTAGTAAAATTGGTACCGACTACAGCAGCTCCGCTAGCTTTAGTATAAGAAACACATCTCCAATCCCCTGATGCGTATTCATAAAACTCTGCAATATCACCGGCGGCTGTAGTAATGTTAGCTCCGCTAGGAAGTACTAAATCAGAAGAATGAGTTAATTGTAAAGCTCCGTCAAAATGAAGTACTATTCTGGTACCTATGCCTTTAGTACCGATAGTATTAATAGTGGTAGTGCCAGTAATATCAAAATATGTACCATCACCAAGTGTCATTGAATTAGCGGAGGCGACATCAGACCCCTGTTTAAATGTTACTTCTTTTTGAAAGGTAACTTCCTCTGAAAAGATCCAGTCAGCAGTTACAGTCTCTGCTGTAGCTAATTCAGCTTTACTAGCAATAGCTGTAGATATAAGTGCAAGTTCTGCATCTACATCCGAACCTAAAATCTTTTTAGAAGGGTTATCTGATGCAAGTGCGTCTTTTGCTGAAAAGTCAGTTGCTTGTGTATAGTCTGCCATTATCTGTTTGTCCTTCCTTGTTTAGCTATTAAGTCAATCTTCTGTATTGAAAATGGTTCTCCATTAATAGGTGTAGATAATCCAAAACTAATGTGTTGTCCTACCCTACTAGCATTTACAGACAGATTTCTAATAGTAGTATCAGAATCTCCCCATTTGGAAGTTCCCCATAAACCTGTTCCCCAAAGAGACGCTGTACTGGCCGGTACATTGACAGCAGCACTGTCGGAAGTTTCTTCAAAATCTACTTTCCATTTAAAACTTACTTGTGCTCCCGCACCACCAGTAACAACTGCTCGCATTCTTTTTAACACTTTAAAATTTGTAGTGTCAAAATCTACAAAAGTAGATTCAAAGTCCATTGTATAGCTACTAGTAATATCTTGATAACCGTCGTATTTTCCTATAGTCCCTTCTCCACCAAAGTAAAGTAATTCATCTGTTGGACTATAGTATGTAGAATTAATAACAATACTATCCCACCTAGTAACTCTTGCTGACATATCAGCTAAAGATTGTTTAGTATCAAATACCCAAGTCTCGTCCACTGGTCCCGGAACAACAAGTATATAAAAACCATCAATAGGATTATGTGCAGCTTTAATTTTACCTTTATCTGTAATTGCTTGAACCGATGCAAGTAAATCTGATCTTATATTTTTAGACAAATCTTTTAATGGCTGGCTTTTTAATTCAACACTTCTAAGTAAAGACCTGACACCTGAGTCGTCTAAGAATATTAAATCGTCTCCTACAGCTTGCACTGAATCTCTTGCTATGCACCCTACACCTTCAATAATATCTGATAATGTGGGGGTAGTGCTTGGGTCATGCATACCACTCCAAATAAGAATAGAGTGTCTTCCAAATACAACTAGCTGGTTGTTAAATTCTGCTATAGCTACAATAAAATCTGTACCGTTAGGCCAATAAATGTTAGTGTCTATTGTTCCGCCACCTGTAGCCCAGTGTGTTTCATCTAAAGAAGCACAGTATTTTATATCTGTTTTATTTGCATCTGCTACAAACAAACGTCCGTGCACAGAGGCCACACAATTACCTGTAGGTACTGCGCCAGATGCTGCCGATATATCTGCAAAATTACTAGTGCCTGACCACACAATAGGATTTTCGCCTTGTTGAACTCCTACTACTTTCCCATTAAAGTTTACAAATTGCCAGTTGTTACC